AATACCTAATCAAAACATACACCAACAAAGGCGATGTTGTTCTTGATAACTGCATGGGTTCTGGAACAACGGCAGTAGCCTGTATCAATACAAATCGCAACTATATAGGTTTTGAGCTATCGGAAGAATACTGCAAGATTGCGGAAGAACGAATTAGGAAGATTTGAGGTGCGGTGATTATTGACGATTGGAAGAAGGAAGCCGAGCGGCTAAAGTTCGACGAGGGCCTGTCTTGGACGGAGCTTTACAAGGAAATGAAACCGTATTTCCCGGAGCTGACCGACAAGCAGATAGAAGAAAAGGTGCGATGCGCGCTGCGGAGAAGTGACAGATACCATGCGCCGACGGTTCCGAGGAAAAGCGCAGACCACTTTGTATATTGCAGCGACAACGACGTTCACCTTTATATCGTGTCAGATGTTCATCTTGGGGCGCACGGGTTCCAGAAAAAAGAGTATCTGAAGTATCTCAAGACCATTGAGAATGACCCGCTGGCGGCTGTCATTGTTCTTGGCGACTTACTCGACAACGCAACGCAGGGGTCCAAAGGCTGTGTGTTTTCACAGCGAATGATGCCGCAAAAACAGATTGAGCAGTCGATTGAGTATCTTTATCCGATACGCGACAAGATTGTGTTTTTCTGTGACGGCAATCACGAAGAACGGACGTTCAGACAAACAGGAAGCGACCCCGGATATACGATGTGTCTCGGCTTAAACTGCCTTGACAAATACAATTACGTTCACGGCTTTATCACGATTACGGCAAAAGGCAAAACGTACAAAGTGTACGCAACGCACAACATTGGCAGGACGGAAACGAAGCTGAAAACCATAGCGAGAGCGCATCCCGACTGCGATTTGGTTATAGGCGGTCACATCCATCAAGCCAAAGTTATTCCCGCTGCGCAACAGCTCTATAACGGCAAAGTTAGGACGACATATGCAATTACCGGAAAGGCGTGGCTGAAAGATGAAAGCTATTCGATAAGCGCGGCATATGAGCCGGTCAGCGACGTTCAGCCTGTTATACATCTTGGTGAGCACATGAGCGTTATCCAGTAAAGGTGAATTATGGCGACAAAAAACGAAGCAAAAACAATTAACTACAAAGATGTTGTCGGCGGCGGATATGACGAATTCTGGCGCGATAAGCACAGATACAGAGTTTTAAAGGGCGGACGCGCATCTAAAAAGTCAACAACAACCGCGCTGTGGTTCATTTATAACATTATGAAATACCCACAAGCGAACGCTCTTGTGGTCCGCAAAACCTATAACACGCACCACGACTCGACGTTTTCGGCCTTGAAATGGGCGGCAGAGCGGTTAAACGTAACAAAATACTGGCAGTTCAAAGAAAATCCGCTTGAAGCAATATACAAGCCGACAAAGCAAAGGATATTGTTCCGCGGATTTGACGATGTGTTGAAATTGACATCAATCACAGTTGACAAAGGCGTTTTATGCTGGGTGTGGCTTGAAGAAGCCTATGAGCTTGACCGAGAAGAAGATTTCCAGACGCTTGACGAGTCAATCCGAGGTGAATTGCCGGAGGGTTCCGGCCTGTGGAAGCAAATAACGCTGACATATAACCCTTGGGTAAATTCGCATTGGACAAAAACGCGGTTCTTCGACAAGCAAGACCCCGACGCTTTTACTTTGACAACGACATATCGGTGCAACGAATGGCTTGACGACTCAGATAGAAAGCTGATTGAGAGCCTAAACGATAAAAGTTCTCCCGCGTATGACCCGGAACGATACCTTGTTGTTGGACTTGGCGAGTACGGCATACCCGGCGGCGCATACTTCGATGAATTCCGAAAAGACGTCCATGTGATAGACCCGTTTCAAATTCCGTCAGATTGGCGGCGTTACGTTACTATCGACTACGGTCTTGATATGTTCGCCTGTTACTGGATAGCGGTTGACTGGCACAACAAGGCGTATGTGTACCGAGAGATTTACAAATCCGGCGTGCTCATATCCGACGCGGCAAAGCTGCTAAAAGAAAAGAACGGCAACGACAAGATTTATTCCTATTCAGCCCCGCCAGACTTGTGGAACAGGCAGCGCGAAACCGGAATGAGTACGGCAGAAATCTTCATGCAGCATGGAATACCGCTGACAAAGGCGGCGAACAACCGCATTCAAGGCTGGTACAACCTCAAGGAGTGGCTGAAACCCTATAAAAACGAACAGGGGATAACAACGGCTCCGCTTACATTCTTTAAAAACTGCGTGAACGTCATACGGTGCTTGCCGCAGGTGCAATGCGACGAGAAAGACCCAAACGACGTTGCAAATGAGCCTCACGAATTAAGTCATTCTTGCGACGCTATACGCTACTGGACTGCTTCAAGACCGCGCGGCGGCAAAGAAGCGGAAACAGAAAAATATCCTATAAATTCTCTTGAATATCGCGTGCAAAAGAACTTGGACAAGCTCACGAAAAAGTCACGGAGGACGGAATATTGACGACGATATTGATTTTGATTTTGGCCATTGTCTGCGCCTTGCTGTTTCCTTTTACGGCATGGCTTGAAATGCGGCAATTCAGCAAAGAGCGCGAAGCGTGGCAGGAAGAACGCGCGAAACTGCTTGACCGCATACAGTCGGGAGGTCTGGCTGAATTTAAGGCGCAGGAAAGAGCGGCGGAAACGCCCCTAAAGCGCAGAGAAAAAGACGAATTTACGAAAAAAATGGAGGGCGAACCGTGGCTTTGAAGCTTTATTATGGCGGATTTGGAGACTCTTTTGTGTTCACTGTTGCGGAAAACGAAGCATCGGCAATTACCAAAATCGGAGAAAAGATAAACGCGCCGTTTCTTCCGATTACGGCGCAGGAAATATCCGAAGTTGACGGATATGGAATAAGCGTTTGCGGCTGTGATGTCAAAACCGAAGCTCCGGTTTCAGAAACACCGCAGGAAACTGAAACAATTGACGAAGTTTCGACGCGGCATTGCAAAAAGTGCGACTTTACCTGCGAAACGCAAGGCGAGCTTTTGCGGCATTATCGTGAATTTCATCCGAAGGGAGATTGAGGATGGACGAACAGAAGATTGTAAATGAGCAGGACTTGACCAGTTTTGTCGAGAAACAGCTTCAAAAGTGCAAACGAGACGCTTATGAGCTGCAAGCATATCAAAACATTTCGTATTTTCTTGGCAAGCAGTGGATTAAAGCTGACAGGACAACAAACAGGCTTATTGAGCCGATTGCCGAGCCGTGGCAGGTGCGTTTTGTGGCAAACAAAATTCAGCCCATCATCCGCACAGAGCTTGCCAAAATGACAAAAAACAAGTTTGTGATGTACGTCGACCCCGCGACGAACGACAACAACGACATTCGTGCCGCGAGAGTGGCCGAAAAGGTGGTTGAGTGGGCTGAATACGAACTCAGTTTACAGGAACTTGACCGCGACAACTGCTTGTGGGGGCTGTGTACAGGCATTTCATTTGTAAAGCCGTACTGGAACCCAAACAAGGGCAGACAGTTTACAGACCTTGACGGAAACCTCATGCATGAGGGCGACATGGACTGCTGCATTGTGCCGTTCTTTGAGTTGAAATTCGATACTTCGTGTTCCTCATGGGAGGATGTTACATGGGTGTGCCACGACAAGGTGCGCACGGTCGAGTACATAAAAGAAACATACGGCATTGAAGTGCAGCCGGAGCGGGGGCTTACCGCTTCAAACCTGTATGAAGCAAAGATACTGACACTCGCGACGGCGGGCAACGGCATTGCATATCAAAAGCTGGAAAATTCGGCAGTGATACATGAATATTGGGAACTTCCAACCGCGAAATTTCCGAATGGGCGCAGGATAACGACTTGCGACGACAAGGTGCTTCTTTACGAAGAAGACATTGGTTTTGGAGAACAGGACGATACAAAGCGCGAACTCCCGTTTTTCCCGTTTATGCACATCAAGGTTCCCGGCAGACTCATGCCGACCTGCCTTTGTGAGCAATTGATACCCATTCAGCGCGAGTATAACAAGTGCCGCTCACAGATTATTGAAAACAAAAACCTTGTTGGCAATCCGATTTTGATTGCCCCGCGCGGCTGTCTGGATGAAGAACCGACCAATGAGCCGGGGCAGTTCATCGAGTATAACCCGATAGGCAAACCCGAATACTTGCAGCCTCCGGCGCTCGGCGCGGAGATATACCAGAACATCGACATTCTGAATACGGAGCTTGAATTTGTATCTGGACAGCACGAAACGTCACACGGCACAACGCCAACAGGCGTTACGTCTGGAACGGCAATCGGGTATTTGCAGGAGCAGGACGACACAAAGCTTGGGCCGTCCATAGCGAACTTCATCTCATGCAAGCAGAAGTATATGCGGTATCTGCTAAAAATGGTTCAGAAAATGTACGACGTTGAACGCACGGTGAGAATAGCGGGAGACAACCAGAAGGTCGAAACGCTCCACTTTAAAGGTTCAGACCTGACATCTATCGATGTTCGCGTCAACGAAAGCACGATGTACCAGACGAGCAAGGCGGCTATGCAGGACTATGTAATCAAGATGGTACAGTATGGCTTGCTCCTGCCGACAAACGAGCGCGACAGACAGCTCATTATGAAAACGCTTGAGTTCGGCATCATGGATGATGTTTACAGCGAATTTGAGCAAGACACATCGCAGGCGCAGACAGAAAACGACAAATTCCAAAACGGAGATGTTTCTCCAGATGTAAGAGACTTCTACAACCACGAAGCTCACGTCAAGGAACACAACAAATTCCGAAAGAGCGAAACGTATATGCAACTGCCGGACGAGCTGAAAGCGTACGTAGACGCTCACGTCGCACAGCATATGGAGTTCTACACACAGCAGATTTTAGGCGATATGACGGCACAACAGCCGCAGGCAGAAGCACAACCGCAAACAGAAACACAGCCTCCGGCTGTTTCTGATACTCCAACGGCACAGGGATAAACACAAAACATGGGCTGCTAATAACTCGAAGTCGCCCAACGAGAAAGGATTTATAGCATGGACGAAATGACCACAGAAACCTCGGCTGCTAATGCTGATGCAGTTATCGATGCTGCACCAGAGGGAACCGCCACCCCGACAGACACGGCATCTACCGAAACCAGTACGATTGAAACCCCAGTTGACGCTCCACAGGAAACGGAAACGCAGATTTTTGCACATCGGCTCAAGGAAAAAACAGCCGAAGCCGAAAAAGCGGCGTTTGACAAAGTAAACGCCGTTATTGCAAGGCTCGGCGGCATTACGCCAGAGGGAACGCCGATAGAGACATTTGAGGATTTGCAGCGAACGCTTGACTATCAGGAGATGCAGGCAAAAGCGGCTGAACAGAACGTGCCGGTTGAGCTTTATTCGAGACTTACGCAAGCAGAGCAGGACGCTCTGGAAGCAAAGAATATGCTTTCGGAGTATCAGCGCAAAGACGCTCTTGCAAAAGAAGCGGAAACGCTCACGGCTGACCCTAAATGGGGGACGTTCTACAAGGCGCATGAAGCGGACATCAAAGCCGCGGCAGACCAGTTCAAGTGCGACCTCGGAACCGCAAAATTGATTGTCTATGACAACGTCGGACCCGAACAAGTTGACGAGGCGGCGATTGCAAACAAAGCAATTCAAGAATTTGTCGAGGGGAAACGTACATCGTACAAGCCGGTAGAGGGAAGCGGCGCAACGCCTACACAAGTAGTGGCTGCGCCTAAGACATGGGCAGACGCAAGAGAGGGTTCAAAAGCAATCCTCCGCGCTCTGCGCGAACAAACATAAGGAGTGAAATATAATGGGTTCTACACTTTCTACATTTGACGCAATTCTCAAAACGCAGTATCTCGGTCCCATCCGCGAACAGCTCAACAGTTCCTCCGTTCTGTATTCCAGACTGGAAAAGAACGAGGACTCCGTTGTCGGTAAAAACTTCACCATCCCCCTGCACTACGGCCGCAACGAGGGCGTTGGCGCGAGAGCTGAGGGCGGTACGCTTCCGGATGCTGGCAATCAGGCATACAAGGAATGTATCGTCCCGATGAAATACC